GCAGGCCGCCCACATCGCGCAGCCGATCTTCGTAGAGGCCGTTCTTCCACACGAACTCCTCACGACGCCCGGCCACATGGGCATCCTCGACCGCTTCCGTGAGCGGTGGGTGCTCGCCGAAACGCTCCCCACGCTCTTCTTCGGCCTCGGCTACAACCTCGCCGACCCGAAGATCCAAGCGAAGATCAAGAAGCCCGGCGCAATGGCGAAAGTGTGCTGGGGCTATTGGGTCTCATGGGAAGATCCTGGCTTCCCGATCTGGCTGTCCGAAGTGACCGTCGACGGCATCCGCGTCTCCCAGGAGCGCGAGCCGATCGGTCCCCTCGCCGGCGCCTGCCCGCTTCTCGTCGGCCGATTCAACCCGCAGCCAAATCGCCCGTGGGGCCGCGGCGCCGGACGCAAGGCGCTCCCAGACATGCGCGTCTTCGACAAGCTGGACGAGATCGTCCTGTCCGGCCTCGATCAGTCCGTCATGAACACCATCATCTACCCGGATGACGGCTTCCTCGACATGTCCGAAGGCGTGCAGGCCGGGCGCGCATACGCCGCGCACCGCGGATTCACCCGCGATCAGATCTATGACCTCTCGCGCAACGTGAACGTGGATCAGGGGTGGTTCGCCGAAGACCGGATGGAAGACCGCATCCGCCGGGCGTTCTATCAGGACGGCCCGCGCCAGCGCGGCGAAACCCCGCCCACGGCAGCACAGTGGCTCGACGAGCGCCGCCGCGTGCAGCAACGCCTCGGAAAACCATCCGCGCCCCTGTGGTCGGAACTCATCCTGCCGATGATCCAGCGGTTCGAGTACGTCGGCGTCCAGATCGGCGAACTCCCAGACGCCATCACGCACAACGGCCGCGCCATCTCCGTGCGCCCGATCTCGCCGCTCCAGAAGGCGCAGAACCAGGACAAGGTGATGGTCTCGCGCTCGAACCTCGATCTCGGCTTTGCCGTCTTCCAAGATCAGGTTTCGTCCTTCATAGACCCCGTGCAGACGTTCCAGAATATCGTCCGCGCGTCGGGCGACGAACTGACCGTCATCCGAAAGGAACAAGCCCCTGTCGCTCCCGATACCGCTCAGTGAGCCCGGCCCGCTTCTCACCTACTACTCGCGCGCCCGCGCCGCAGACCCGAAGAAGATGGACAAGGCCATCGCCGCGATCCGCGCGATGCTCTCTACGCCAGATGGCGCTATCTTCTTGGAAATGCTGGAAAATTCGACGGTAAACTGGCGCGTTCCCATCCTCGCCGACGACCGTGCATTAGCGGCACGCAATGCTCAGAGTTTCATTGCGCTCGATCTCAGGAGGATCATGAGCGATGAAACTGAACAACTTCTTGACCGACAAAAGACTTCGGAACGCACCTGACGGCGGCACCGGCCTCCCGCCTGACCCGAATGCTGCCCCGCCCGCAGCAACCCCGGCCCCGGCTGTCCCTGCCTCATCCGTGCCGGGGCCGGACCTCTCCTTCATCCCGGCTGACTACCTCGTCGACGGAAAGCCCGACACGACGAAGTTCTCGGAGCACTACACCGAACTCGTCGCCGACGCCGCGCGCAGGGCCGACCGGCTGAAGGAAGTCCCCACGGATGGCGTCTATGACTACACGCTGCCGCAGGACTTCAGCTTCGGCGACCTCGAACTCCCCGAAGGCTTCACCGTGCAAGTGTCCGACGACCCGGCCATCGCGCCGCTTCTCGGCGAACTCGGCACGATCCTGAAGGAACTCGACGCCCCGAAGGAAGCAGGCCAGAAGATCGCCGGCCTGATCGCCCGCTACGAGGCGACCAAGTTCGCCGACATGCTGAAGGCCCAGGCCGAAGATCTGAAGGTGCTTGGTACTCCGGCACAGGTGCAGGCCCGCAAGGACGCCCTGAAGCGCGTGATCGACTCGCGCGTCCCGGCCGACCTCGCACAAGCGATCCATCTCGACCACGCCAGCGCGGCGCAGATCAAGGTACTCGAAGCCCTTGCCATGCCGCGCACCGCCCAAGTTCCGCCGGCCCGGCCTTCCGCGGTCGATACGGAAGGCATGTCGGCGTACGACATGTTGAAAGCAGCAAACGCACAGCAGGCACGAGCCTGACGAGCAGAAAGGACTAGATCATGGTGCATACCCTGCCCGAGTACGCGAAGACGGTCCCCGACCTGAAGTCGCGCGCAGTGATGGAACTCTTCCCGGCCGAGGCCGACATCCTCGGCGTCATCCCGTTCAAACCCGCCCCCGGCGGCCGCTACGGCTACATGCGTGAAGGCGCCCTGCCGAACAACATGGGCTTCCGCGGCATCAACGAAACGCCGTCCGAAGGCCACGGCCTGATCAACGACTACACCGAGCAGTGCTTCCCGATCGCCGGGAACATCGACGTGGACCGCGTGCTGATCAACCGCTACGGCATGGAGCGCCGCTCGATGGAAGAGCGGATGTCGATCAAGAAGAAGGCGAAAGTCTGGATCGACACGTTCATGGACGGCGACAACGCCACCGAGCCGCGTGAGTTCACTGGCATCAAGCAGCGCCTCCAGGCTGTCGGGTCCGGCGCCACGTCGGTCGATGGCTCCAACTACGAGTCGCGGCTGATCGCCAACTCGACCGCTTCGGGCGGCGGCGCGCTGTCGCTCTCGATGCTCGACCTCGCGATCTCTCTCGTCGAGAACCCGACCCACATCCTCATGCCGAAGAAGATGAAGCATCGCCTTCCGGCTGCGGTTCGGGATGCCGGCGTCGGCGGTCTCTACACCAACGACAAGAACGACATGGGCCACCGCGTCGAGATGTATGACGGTCTGCCGATCCTGACCGGCTACGGCATCACGCCGCTCGGTGCGTTCCTGCCGTTCAACGAGGTCGGATACGGTGGCGGCTCAGCCGTGACGTGCTCGATCTACGTCATGTCGTTCACCGAAATGGGCGTCTGCGGCATCGAGACCTCGGCGATGGAAGTCAAGGATCTCGGTCTCCTCGACGATGGTGTCTACTACCGCACCAACATCGAGCACGACACGGGTATCTGCATCGAAAGCCCGTATGCGGCCATCCGGCTCTCGTCGATCACCGACGCGGCCATCGTGAAGTAAGGAGCAACAGCAATGGCATTCTCGAAATTCTACGCCTTTGACGCCCTTGCTGGCGTCCTGAAGCGCGATGTCGGCCTCGCGGCGCTGACCTCGGACGGCTACGTCGGAACGCAGTGGGACCAAGGCGCTGCGGCGCTGACCGACTGCGTTCTGGTGATCAACGTCGAGTCGATCGACGTGGCCGGCACGGACGAGATCTACAACTTCCGCGTTGTGGGCTCGAACGTGGCTAACCGATCGGATGGCGAGGTTCTGGCCGAGCGCGTGCTGGGTCACATCACCGCCATTCCGGGGCCGGAGACCGTCACCACGGCCGCAGGCGATCAGCATGTCGTTCCGTTCCGCACGGAGAAGAATGGCACCGCGTTCCGCTACATCGACCTGCACCTCGACGTGACCGGCGCCACGGCGTCGATCGGCTTCAACGCCTTCATCTCGAAGGAGATCTGACATGCCGAAGTTGGTAAGGCTCGCTGCCAGTCAGACGTATGTTCCCGAGACCGACGAGGACAAGAAGGTCTTCGACGCGATCAAGAAGCGCGGTGTCATGGAGATGTCCTACGTCACCGCGCGCGAGAACGTGAAGAACTCGAAAGGTATGCTCACGTTCTACGCGCCGGAACCGGTAGCTGCCGCGGCCCCTGGCCCGCGTCGGCTGGAGGACATGGACATGGACGAACTGAAACTGTCCATGCTCTCGCTGGGCATCAAGACCCAGAAGAAGATGAAGCGCGACGACGTGATCCGCCTCATCCGCGACAGGATGAGCGAGGTGGAGATCGTCGACGACGAAGACGACGGCGCAGAGTAGGCGCCCGCGAGCAGACGATCCTCCCGGTTCGGCTGGCGTCGAGGGAAGGGGCGGGGCAACCCGCCCCTTTTCCATGTGCATAGGGCCGGAAAGGCCATCGCCACAATCTCGCCGACATGGCTACGAACCCTTCAATGCTCTCCATCATGAACGCGGCGCTTCTGTCGACCGGCTGCGATGAAGTAGTCGACGGAGAAGGCTCGAACGAGTGGCGCCTTCTGAGCCGCAACTGGCCCCTCATCGTCGAGGCGGAACTGGAGGATGGCAACTACAACTTCACCCGCGAGACAAGGCAGATCACGACCTACTCGACCGGGAAGTATGGCTTCGAGTACGCCTACGCCATCCCGCTCACGGCCGTTGCAGTCCGGCATGTGTGGACCGAGACCTCGGACGGCGTGCGCGACATGTCGATCGACTGGACGCAGGACGCGACCCACATCCACTCGCGCGAAGACGAGGGGATATGGATCGAGTACCTGACATGCGCCGCCGAGAGCCTGTGGTCTGCGAACTTCTCGCGCGGCGTGCAGATGAAGCTCGAAGCCACCATCCTTCGCGCGATCCGCGAGGAATACCCGGAAGCCCTCCAGGCCGAGCAACAGGCAGAGGTCTATTTCCAGCGCGCCCGCACGCTTTCGTCGCGGTCACGGTCGGCCCGATCCCCGTACAGGGAGGGGCAGCTTGCCGCGGCCCGGTTCGGCCGTGGCTAGGGTCAAGCGTACCCTCACGCAGAGGAACTTCACGCTCGGGGAACTGAAGGAAGACTTCCTCGAAGGCGATGACCTCGAAGCCCGCCAGCAGGCCATGCGCAGCGGCCTGAATACCCGCATCACGACGGCGAGAAGCGTCAAGGCGCGCGGCGGCACGCGCTGGCGCAGGACGCTCGGCACCGC